GATTAGCCTCTCGGACACAACTAGAACTTATTTCTAGTGATGATGTAGCTCATGCGAGTTTTTGTCCTCAATTAACGGTTGCATATCGTCTTGCTTCGATTTCTTCGGGTGAAATGGTTTCCAGAGTTGGGTGCCAAAGTGGACTCAGTATGAATCGTAAAGGTCAACGTATGTATGCAATTGGATTATAAGGGAGTCTCATGCCAGTAGATGAAGAAGTTGTAGATACCGACCAGGCGACCGAAGAGGAAGAGTTGATCCTCACTACGAACTATGCGGAAGATACAGAGATCGCAAATAGGGCGGTTAACTATGTCAAAAAGATGTGGGATCAGTGTACCCAGGATCGGAGCACGCTGGACGAGCGGTACATCAATTTTCTCAAAATTTGGAAGACTGAAATTGATATCACCTATTACGACGGCTTTACGCAGATATTCGTGCCTCAACTCCGAAAGAATATTGAGTTTGCAATCCGTAACCTACGACGTAACCTTTTTCCTACTGACGATTATTTCTCGGTTGAACCTGTAGACACGCCTGAGACCGAAGCGGCTGAGAAGCTCAAGAGGTTCATATACTGGCAACTGATGAACAAAGTCATGTTGAAGCGGTATGTAACCCCCTTCCTTCGGCAGTTGTGTATGTATGGTTGGTCTCCCGTAAAAGTTGTTTGGGAACGCCAGAAGAAGAAGGTTTACACACACGAGAAGGAAACGGTACCGAAGTATGAGATGGTGATGAATAATGTAACCGGCCTTAAAGAACGGCAGTATGCCGGGACTGACACGATCATCAAACAGGTTGAGCGTGAGATCTATGTGGCAGACAATCCGACTTTCTTGCCTGTAGACATTTTCTCCTTCTATATGTGGCCGGTAACGGCATGGGACATTGACAAGGATGCCCACTGTACAATGGAGGAATTGTCTCTCGGGAAGAGTGATTTGAAAAGCATGGAACGGGAAGGCCGCTATGCGAATGTGGACAAAGCCACTCGAACAATGCCCAAGGATGATCGGGCTGATAGACGGGTAACCAAGGAGAAGAGGGCTCAGGATGCCGGAATCTCCACGAATAGCGATAGCATGGTTCCTGTCTGGCGACCGGTGGAGTATTGGGGAAAATTTGATCTCTTTGGTGACGGTAACGATATCGACTGTCTTATCACGGTAGATCGAAATAGCAACACAGCCCTTGAAGTTCGGCAGAACCCGCATTACGATCAGAGTCCCGCTTATGTGGTCGCAAAGATGGATGAGTTAATTGGAGAGTTTTATGCTTATGGTCTTATCCAACCTCTTGAGACGTTGCAGTACTTGCTCAACGACACGACCAAGCAGATGAACGACGTAATGCTCTTTAGTCTGTCTCCAATCGTGGCCTATGACGATGGCGGTATTCTAAACTCCAATAAACTACAGATTGCTCCTGGCAACAAATGGCCGATCCATCCCAATGACGTGGCGTTCCTTAAACCACCGGATGTTTCACAGTCAGCCGTAATGACGGTGCAGAATACGGCAGACATGATTGATAACTTCCCGGGTTTCGAGAAAATCCCCACTACAGGACGACGACCAGCAACCCAAGTTTCAGCCATGCAACAGGACCGGGGAATTACGATTCTTGATTGGTCTGAGAATATCGAGTGTATGGTGATGAACAAGTTCTTAAAGAAGTGCTATATGCTTAATCAGCAGTTCTTGGACGATGAAGTGGCATTCAAGGTTATGGGTAAAGACCTCGAACGCATGAGCCCGGAAGAGTTGATTGGGGACTATCATTTCTATTGGATGGGTGCAAACAATACGCAGAACATGATTGTTAAGTCTCAGCAGATGTTGAATGGTCTCGAGATCATGACGAAGATTCCGAGTACGATGGAAGAGCAGGGCGATCCCTGGTATGTCTTCAAAGAATGGTGGAAGAAGGGTCTTGGTCTGGATAATGCAGACCGGATAACGAAGAAGATCGATCTAACCGAACAGTTGAATCCCCAACAGGAGAACTACATTCTCGCTCTTGGAAAGCAACTTCCGGTCAATCCGATGGACAACGATGAAGAGCATATTCAATGGCATCTTCAAGCCATCCAGAGTCCGACGCTTAGTGAGTATGTAAAGAGTATTATCAAATTCCACATTCAACTTCACTATGACAAGATGACAAAGAACAAGATGGCCTCACAAATGTCTCAGATGAATTCACAAGGTCAGGGTGGAAACCAGGGCCAGGGTGTTGACGAACAATCCGGTATGAGTGCCGGGGGAAATATGAATCAAGGAATGGGAGGTTAAAATGCCATACGTTGCAAGAGAGATACCGGATTCAAGTGGAAACACTGGAACAGAGAAGTATTGGGTAGTCGATGCAAAGACGGGCGAGCCTGCATCAGGAACGGTGCATGATAGTAAGATATCAGCTATCGATGAAGCGGGAAATATGAATAGAGCCCAGAAAACATCAGGGGATGTAGTAGATGAAAATGGGATGCCGATAAAACGGCCCTCATATTTTAAAAAATAAGGGAGGTGGATTGAGTGGCGCTTTTAGGAAAGATTTTGAAGAAGAAGAAAGAACAAATGGGAGTTGGAACAACGAAACCGGTACCGAGATCTGGAACAGTTAGTTTTTCAAAACCTGTGGCAAAACCGACTAGTAGTGCGGGACGACCTACGGGAAACCGAAGTCGATGGAATGTGCCTAAAGGACAGCAACCTGCTGTAGAGAAGATGGGACCGAAGAAACGTAAAGTATGGGGGAAGTGGTTCTAATGCCGGTAACCGTTAAGAAAGTAAAGGGTGGATATCGGGTCAGTACGCCTAATGGAGTACACGCAAAGCATACTTCTAAGAGGAATGCGGAACGACAGAAGCATCTCTTGAATGCAGTTGAACATGGCTGGAAACCGACCGGTAAGAAGTCTAGGAAACACCGTCTTGCGGGGAAGAAATTCTAAATGGACTTTAATAACGTAAATGCTGTGGATTTGGAGAGGATCTTGCGGGACGGTCTTCAAAGCCAGTATGAAGCATATTACCAAGCCCGTTTCAAGAAATACATTACTCGATTAGAGCATGAACGTGACGCTCTGGATGTCAAGACGCTGGATGGGGTAATCGAGTTGGCAATCAAAACAGCCCTCATCAAGCAAATCAAAAACATTTCCACTTGGGCAAGGAAAGAGTGGGAGACAGCTAAATCAATCGTCGAAACCAACGACGCTAACTAAGGAGAATTACAATGGCCGAAGAAACTGAGGAACAGGACGTTAATCAAGAAGAAGAGGTAGATTCGTCCACTACTGAAGAAACGTCGGAGCAACCGGAAGACGCTAACGAAGCGGTTGAAGAGGAAGTAACCGAGGAAGAAACAGAAGATGCTCGGGATGCTCGTATCCGTGAACTATCGCAAGAGAAAGCGGAGATGCGAGTATTGCTTGATCGAGTTCTCGAAATGAATAATCGTCCAACTGGACCATCTTTCCGGCAAGAACCGGAGGATGAAATTATCGAGGGTGAAGATCCTGCCGAAGCTAAGCGGCGTATGAACGCTAAGAAGGCGGCAGAGCGGGTAGCTCGACTTGAACAAGGCTATGGTGCTACGCTAGATAAGCTCGATCTTATGGATGTTGTCAACGACTCCAAGATCGGACCCAAGTATGCGAAGTACAAGACTGAAGTTGAGCAGTACCGAAGAGACCGATACAATCAGACTGGTTTGGTACTCACAAGGAAGGAGGCGTTAGCTACTGTGTTATTGGAAAAAGGTGATACAGGAACTGCACCGAAGAAAAAGATCGTTAAACAGCCCATTAAACCGGGTGGAGTAACGAAGTCAAGTTCGGGCTCCAAGGGAGTAGAGAAACCTAAGTCTACTGCCAAGGAACGTCTCGAAGGTAAGATATTCTAACTTAGAAAGGTAAGGGAAATTTAAGTGGCTCAGACAACGTCTACTACGTTAGCTTGTGACGTTCGCGCGTACATTGCCGAAGAGACTCTGTCTATTGCAGAGAAAGAACTTCGCTTGTATCAGTTGGGTGTTAAGGCTGATCTGCCCGAAGGACATGGTACGACCTTCCAGTATGCACGGTATGAAAGACTGCCGTTGCCTACTTCGACCCTAACGGAAGGTACGGCTCCGACGTCGACCAGTATGTCAGTTACAATGGTTACGGCGGTTGCCGAACAATGGGGTGGCCTCGTCAATATTACGGACGTGGC